ACTGTGTTTTTATTCTTTGCATTGTTGTATTCGGTCAGTGTTGGAAAGAAAGGAGAATAATTATGAATGAATCACAAAGAGAATATTCCGATTACTTAACTCGCTTATCTCGGAACAGTCAAAAATCAGCACAGGATTTCAACAAAGAAAAGATTGTGCGAGAGGTTGGGAAGAGTTACGGATTGAGTGAAAAAGAAATGAATGAGGTTGGGAGAAGTATAGAAAATAGCTAATTCCGTTATAATTTGACATTTTCACACACAGGGGTTAAAATTGGTTGATAGAATGTAATAAATCTATTGACCTTTTTTGTGTTTAGAAAGGGATAAAATGAGGGGGGAGTTGATGGCGTGGAATTAACGGATAAACAAAAGATATTTGTAAATGAATACGTTGTTGACTTTAATGCGACCAGGGCAGCAATTAAGGCTGGATATTCAAAAAGTAGTGCTAGACAGATGGGAACTGAAACCTTGTCAAAACCGTATGTTCGGGAAGCTATCAATAAGGTTATTAGCGAATTAAACGAACAGTGCAACATTAAAAGAGAAAGGGTTATCAACGAAATAGCCAGTATTGCGTTCGATGATATATCGAATTATGCAGACTTTTCAGGGGACACCCTTGTATTAAAAAACAATCAAGAAATAGATACAAGGAATATATCGGAAATATCCATTGATAGATATGGATGCCCTAAAATCAAACTGTATAATAGAGATACGGCATTGTATAAGTTAGCTGAATATCTAGGGCTCGATAGAATAATTACTGAAAATCAAGAAGTTGAAATTGATCCATTAAGTCAATCGTTAAAAGAACTTGGAGATAAGTTATGATTAGCGATAAGCAAGTCAAATTGCTTGCATTTCCATATTCAAAATATGATGCACTTGTTGCGGATGGGGCAATTCGGTCTGGAAAGACTTCTATTATGACAATATCGTTTGTTGATTGGGCTATGTGTGAGTTTAACAATTGCAATTTTGCTATTTGTGGAAAAACGGTTGGTTCTGCAATTAAAAATATAATTACTCCATATTTAGGGCTTACTCAAACAAAGCAGAAATACAATGTGAAATTTACACGTTCCGATAATCGAATGGTTGTAACTAAAGGAAATAAATCTAATACATTTTATGTTTATGGTGGAAAAGACGAATCTTCATATATGCTAATTCAAGGCATAACGCTTGCTGGAATCTTATTAGATGAAGTCGCACTTATGACACGCTCATTTGTGGAACAATCACTTGCCAGGTGTTCGGTTAGTGGCTCTAGGTATTGGTTTAATTGTAATCCAGACAGTCCAAAACATTGGTTCTATCAGGAATGGATTCTAAAAGCCGATACGAAAAATACGTTACATATTCATTTCGATTTGGAAGATAATCCATCATTAACAGAATCGATTATACATCGTTACAAATCTATGTATTCTGGTGTATTTTACGATAGATATATTCGTGGTTTGTGGGTAGTCGCAGAGGGTTTAGTTTATCAGAATTTTTCAAAAGAAAAACACGTTATTGATTTTGATGATATGATTTCGAAAATGTCTGCTGCCGATAAGATGCGATTTGAAAGGACCGCTGAATATTATGTATCGTGCGATTATGGAATAACAAATCCGTTTGCGTGTTATCTTTGGTGCGTATACAATAAGGTTGCGTATTGCATTAAAGAATATTATTTCGATAGCAGAGAATTAGACCGTAGACGAACAGACGAAGAACACTATCTAGCAATTGACAATATGTTGATGAATTATAATATACAGTATTTTGTCATTGATCCGTCCGCTACTTCATTCAAAGAAACGATTGCAAGACATGGACGGTATGATATACTTAACGCAAAAAACGATGTGCTAAATGGAATATCAAACGTTACCACTCTGTTAGAAACGGAACATATTAAATTTGACAAATCATGTGTTCATTTAATTGATGAATTCGGACTGTATCGGTGGGATGATAAGTCAATGGAAGATGCGGTTATAAAAGAATTTGATCATGCACAAGATTCATTGCGCTATATGGTTATGACAATATTAAGACAGGAATTCGATTGGTTTAGTTGGGGGAGTTAATTACTGGAAAGCGAGGATTAATGAAAACAGTTAATATTTTAGGAACGGAATACACGATATTGTTTCAAACAGAATCAGAAAATCCAAAATTAAAAGATGCGAATGGTTTGTGCGAACAATATTCAAAAGAAATTATAATTGAGAATCCCGATGCATACAAAGACGAACCAATGACAGTATCTAATTTGCCAGAATTTACAAATAAAGTATTGCGCCATGAAGTAATTCATGCTTTTATTGGAGAGAGTGGGCTTAGAAGTAATACGGACTGGGCTGAAAATGAAGCAATGGTTGATTGGATAGCTATACAATTCCATAAAATAGAACAAGTTTTTAAAGAACTCAACATATAAAACAGGGGGGTAAAAAATGATAATTGGAGATATTTTAGATTCGTTCATTGTGGCGATTGCAAGGATGCGTAGAATGAGTTTGGCAAAGCAGACGGCAAACAATTTGGATAATGATTTTAACGTTGTTTCCGATACGTCCATTACAAATACAGTTGCTAACAGATTTTCAACTAAAGTTATTGGGGATTCAAAGATTGTGATAAAGTGGAAAGTCGCAATTAAGTCAATTGAATCGTTTCTGAAAAGATTTCAGAATAATACTTTTAAAAATGTAATCAATGTTTCGCTTGGAACAGGCGATTGTTTAACAATTCCAACATTTGACGGAAAAAGATTTGGCACAAGGTTAGTTCCGAATGGCTCTTTCATCATTACCGAAATGTCAGGCGAGGATATAATGGGGGCATGGGTACTTGGTGGAGAATATACCGCAGAAAATGGAGATTATTACTGTTGGAAAGAATTACATTCTGTTGGAACTGATGAAAATGGAATAAGTTATGCAATGGTTGAGCGGTTCGCATTTAAGGGTTTGAAAGATGGAAAGCAGATTCCGTTAGAAGCATATCCTGGATTTAAAAATATGGACGAAAAAGAATTAGAAGTGTTCAAGCAAACAGTTATTCCAAATTATGATAAGCCATTGTTTGGCAGAATTAAATGCCCTGTTCTAAATAGAGAAGATTTAAACAGTCCATACGGTGTGCCGATCACTTATGGCAATCAGAAAACTGTTGAAGATGTAAAAGAAGCTATTCGGATTTTGAACAATGAAATGAAACGAGTTAGAACAAAGATATTTTTTAATAAGATTCTCGGAAAGAAAGACGAAAACGGAAAAGTAATACTCCCGCAGGATGAAGATTTTATGATTCCGGTTAGTGCTTATGGAGATCAGTCCGCAAGTAAGTTAATTGAATCGTTTGCGCCTACTCCAAGGTTTGAGCAATACAAACAATATATTGAATTTAGTATGAAACTGCTAGAATCCATGATTGGAATATCACACGATACAATGACAGAGCCATCAGATACTTCTCTTGTGACAGCAACAGCAATTAGAGTTTCCATGTATGAATCGTTAGCGTTAGTCGATGCGATCCGTAAAAGTGCCGAAATAGGCATTTCCGATTTAAATGATGCGGTATGTGCGTTATACAACAAGGTTAAAAAAGAAAACGAACCATTAGCAACAGGATATTCACTTTCATTCGATTGGGATGATAGTATGAGAGAAAACTCAACGGAATATTTTAATATGTTGATGCAATCCGTATCACTTAATACAACTGAAAAAGCAGAGTTACGGTCATGGTTACACAACGAACCGTTAGAAATTGCTAGAGATAGAATCGCAGAGATTGAAGCCGATTCTGAACCAATTGACACAGCTGTTTAATATTAAAGGGTAATCAGAAATGGTTACTCTTTTTTGTTGCGGTAAAGTGTGAAAGAATGAAATAAAGTTGTTGCTATTATGTTTATGTTATGGTAGAATTAATATAGAAAATAATTTAGTTGCGGCGGTCAACCTAAACCGTCAGAATGGAGAGAGAAATGGAAAGATTGCAGAGTGTGACCGGTTGTAAAGTAATGTCGTTTAGTGAATGTATAAAAGAATTTGGGTGGAATTTAAAGGATGACGGAGATTGTTTTAAAGTAACTTGCGGTTGTGGAGATAGTCATATTGTTTATTCAGGATTTATCGGAACGGAAGTTATTGAGTGCCAAGGATGTGGAAAAAGAATGACTGATTTATTTTCACCTATACAAACAGGAAATGCAACTTGTACAATATTAAATCCGTCAGATTATGAAATTGAAAAAGATGAAAACGGACATTATAAATATTGGATTGCTGGAAATAAAGACGGATTGATTTTAAAAGAAAGCGAGGACGCCTCATGCAATTAGGATCATACATTAAATCACGCAGAATCAATCTCGGACTAACTCATAAACAGTTAGCGGAAAAAATGGATACAACAGTCACAACTATATCAAAATGGGAAAATAACCATGTTGAACCAGGATGGAGAAATTTTATATTGTTATGTAAAATATTAGGAATGAATCCATTCGATTTTATAGAAAGCGAGGATAAATAAATGACGAATGAAGAAGCAATTAAATTATTAAATCAAGAAAAAATACCAATGATACTAGACGGAAAGCCGAATGAGCATCTCGCGGTAACACATATTAAGGCAATTGAAGCACTCGAAGAAAATACCAGGCTTAAATCCGAGATTGAGCAACTTAAATTATATGCAACAAGTTTAATTAATACTAGAAATTTAAATGAAGAAACAGCAACCTCTATTCGACAAAAAATGCAAAGAGAATTAATAATGCATGAAGAAATTGAGCAGTTAAAATCAGAATTATATCAATTAACATATAGAAATTGTCTGCAATGTTTTAATTACGGAAAATGCTCAATTTTTGATAATTATAATATAACAAATTGTTCTGATTTTGAATTAAAAGGAGGTAATAATGATTCAAAAATATGACGAAGAAGATTTTATAAATAACCTAACAAATCCAGTCTACTCAATCATGCAAGAAACACAATATAGCGTGCTTTCTGTTATAACGAATCGCATTAAAAAAATAGGTAAACTAAGTCCGACTGATGCGCAACGATTAAGCCAATTAGTGCGCATGGAAGATTTAAAAACGATTGAATCCATAATTGCAGCAGGCACGAATTTATCAACAAAGCAAGTCGATTACATTATAGAACAAGCAGCCGCGAATAATGACAATCTAGCGGATAATCTGTATAAGGCTAGGAATATGCCACCAAGTAAGTTTACTACAGATTTAGCACTATTAAACGTGGTTAATCAGGCAAAGAAAAGTGTGACTAATGGAATGGTAAAGCTGTCAAATACTTCCGCCATGAATCTGGTTATGAATAACAAAACTATATCAATTGAAAAGGCTTATAATTATGCTGTCAATCGTGCCATATTTGAAGTACAGCAAGGCTTGTTTGATTATAGAACAGCTACACGCTCTGTTATATCTGAATTAGCTAGAAATGGTCTTGGTGTGGTAGAGTACGAATCAGGCTACAGAAGAAGATTAGATTCTGCTGTCAATCAAAATATTCAAGACGGAATTAGGCAGATGAATATGGCATATCGAGAAGTTCAGGGAGAACAATTTCAAGGCGATCACGTTTTTGTAAGTTTTCATGCGATGCCAGCCCGGGACCATTGGCAAATTAATGGATCTGATTATACTAAAAAAGAATGGGAACGTGTTTCTAATAGTTTAGAACGTCAAGTCGGTCAGAACAATTGTCGCCATTATATTACTTATGGAATCACAGGCATTTCACAGAATCCAATTACAGATAAAGAACGCCAGGATGCAATTTCAAATTCAAACAGTACTGTTCAATATACCACTTTACAGAAAGATAAAGACGGTAATTTTATCAAGAAAGAGTTGAAAAAATACGATGGTAGCCAAAAAATGAGACAAGTCGAAACAAATATTCGACAACTCAAAGATGTTCGCAATCAATTATCATTAAACGATGATAAAATAGGCGTGTCTGAATATGAACGAAAAATCAAACAGAAAACAGATTATTATAAAAAAATATCAGGCGAGATTGGATTAAAACCACAAATGGAAAGGTTGAGAGTTTATACTCCAAAGAAATAAAATACATTAAGACCGATTGATTTCGGTCTTTTTTGTTGCCGAAAAACAAATAATTATGTAAACCAATCGAATTATTATGTAAACCAACACAGATATTATGTAAACCAAATAGCATAAATGTTACAAAAATTCCACCAAATTAGAGAAAATGTTACAAAAACAGTCATTGTCAGAAAGTCCGCAAACACGCATAAACACTGACTAAAATTAAATAACACCTGTAATGTTACAAATGTTACAAGGAAAAATAGGTCACTCGTATATAGATTAAAAAAATATACAAGTTTATACTTTTTATTTTTTTCTATACATGTAGACCTTGGAAATTCTTGTAACATTGTTACACTTTTTAGCAACTATACAAAATAGACAAAAACAAGGATAAATATAGAGTATATACTATTATTAACTATGTAAACTACTCTATTATACTATACACTATCAACAAATATTGGAATTTCGGTTTTTGCTACATTTTTGTAACATTCTTGTTACACATCGTTATTTTTGTTACATTTCTAATAAAAACAGTAAAAACAGGTCAAAATCCAACTTTCTTCCTTATGTGAGTGTTTCCGCATGGGTAACGTCTACTTTATTTAGTAAAATAACTTTCAAAACCACTATATATTGACAACTTCATAAATCGGTATTACAATTAAAGATAGATATTTAGTCGGCGGACTTAATACGCAAACCTTGGTCGATAGTTACAGACCTAAAACAACTTAGAGGAGATTATAGTATGGGATTTACAAAGAAAGAAATGGAAGAAAAAGGATTTACACCTGAACAGATTGATTTCGTAATGGCTGAACGTGGAAAAGAGATTGCTGTTAGTAAGACAGAACTCGAAAAAGCAAAGGCTGATTTGAAAGAAAAAGAAACGTCTGTTACGGAACTAAGTGAGAAGATTAAAAATCTTGATGGCACAGAAACAAAACTGAAAGAGTTGACCGACAAGGTTACAACTTATGAACAGAAAGAAACTGAACGTCAGGCGGCAGAAAAACAAGCACAGGTTGATGTGGAATTAAGAACACGATTCAATGCGATTGTGGGAGAAAACAAATTCAAACACGCAGATATTGAAAACGGTAGATTCAACGCTTTTAAAGAATCACTTGCAGATGAAAAGTTTAAAGGCAAAGGCGATTCGGATGTTTTCGCAGAGATTACAAAAGATATGGATTTATATGTTAATCCGCAACAGGAAAAAATAACAATGCCAGGTGGTGGCGGTACAATTCCAAAAGATTTAGCGCAGGCTAAAACCTTTGATGAATACAAAGCTATCAGAAAGGCATCAAACTAATAAGGAGTATAAAATATGTCAAATACATTATTAACACCTGATATTATCGCAATGGAAGCACTGATGGTACTTGAATCAAACTTGACAATGGCTGGATTAGTTCACAGAGATTATTCAGACGAATTCGTTCAGGTTGGTGACACAATTACTGTTAGAAAGCCAGCAAAATTTGTAGCTAAAAACTTTCTAGGAACAGTTGAAGCACAGGACGTAACAGA